TGATCAGTGAACTTCCTATCCTTGTGTGGCCATCATGAGCGATCAGCCAAGCCAATCAACTCGCGAACTGGTTGAACAGCTTAAAGCTCAGGGCCTGACATTCGAGCAGATTGTGGCCGAACTCAAGAAACGTGGCATCAAGCTGGGGGGCCAGAAATGACAGACATCGTAGGGCAGATCAATAAGCAGCAGATCAGTAAAACGGTCAAGCGGGCCGCCCTTGCCGGCCTGCTGGCAATCTTGATTGTCGTTGAGGCCGACCTGCCCGCCATTGTGGAAGCCACAACCCCGGCGGGCGTGGTGCTGGCAATCGTCATTAGCCAAGCGATCTCGTTTCTCAAATCTGGCAAAGAAATAAAGGTCTGAACTGATGCAAGATGCAACAGTGGACGACACCGGGCCGGGGATGTCGCTTCTGCAATCGGCCTTGTATGGCGTAGGTTCCATCTGGGGGGCGGCTTATGTCGTTAATCATCCAGTTGAGGAATCTATCATGCACCTATTCGTCAGACTCATACCAAACATCCTGATCGGCATTGCCGCAGTGATTCAGGCCGTTATTGCTTATCGCAAGATGCAACAGGCCGAAAAAGCCAAGTAACTCGGTTCGATCCTCAGTCCCGGAAAGGCAGGTGATCTGTTGTTCGGTGAAATAGTGGTCATGTACGGTCTTCAGTGCCCATCAGGCGATTGCCCGAAAAACGTCCAAATTTCGCCCGTGGTGGCGTCGCCGGTGGTGATAGGTGAAATCTATCGACCGAACCCACTGCAACGCATCCTGCGCAAACGTGGGTCGGTTTATGCCGTTCCTGTTCTGATTCTTCCATCCGAAACCAAGAAAGACCAGGCGAAATAATGCCACTTGATCCAGAGATTCAGACTCAGCTTGATACGCTGGTGGCGGAAGTGAAAAGCAAATTCACTGCTGAAAACCAAGCGGCCCTCGACGCTGCTAAGATTGAAGCCGACGCCGCCATTGCGACTGTCAAGGCGGAAGCCGATGCCGCGATTGCGGCAGCCAAAAAGGAGGGACAGAGCGAACTTTTGCTCACCTTAAAAAGTGCCTTCGGACTGCCTGTCTAAGGCCATCTTGTCACTTGCCGCGTGCCTGTCTTTGTACTTTGGGAGTCAGAAGATCGGCACGCTTGGCGAAACCACGCAAACGGCACCAGAGCCAATCAAACCGGCTTGGCTGACGCTGGTTTATGGCTCACGCTCCATTGACTGGATCGGTGACGAAAAGATCATGGCCGCAGCCACCAGCCGTGGCCAGAAGGTCAGCTTTATCAATGCCGACGATGCGGCCCTTGATAAGCTGCATTTAAAGCCGATGGTCGATGCAGTCGGCACGCCTTGTCTGATCTTTCAAGGGGCCGACGGATTGATTCAGCGGCTCGCAAAAGTGACCACGATTGACGATGTTGTCAGGCAAATTGAATCGATCAAAAATTAGTTGGCAAACGTAAACGGCAAAACAATCGACCTGACACCCACTGAGGGCATGAAGGTTGAGGCTGAACGATACCGAAAATGGAAGGCCGACGGTCGCCGTGGTGGAACCGACACCGCACGGCGACGGGCCGACCAGATCCTGTCAGCAGGCGAACTGTCGCCAGATGTGGTCATTACCATGTCGGCATGGTTCGCACGCCATGAGGTTGACAAGCGGGCCACCGGCTTTCGACCTGGCGAAGCGGGCTATCCGTCACCCGGCAGAGTGGCATGGGCGGCATGGGGCGGCGATGCTGGCAAAACATGGGCAGACGCTAAGGCTAAAACGATTAAGCGTGCCCGTGGTGAATCAGTCAAAGCACGCCAGACACCGAAACAACTGCTGGACGCAATGCCGGACGGGGAACCGCTCTATCGGGCGGCCCGTTCGATTCTCTTGGCAATCGGCAAACAGCAGATAGAAACATGGCGGCGGTTTATTGAGCCACCAAAGGCCAAAGAGTTCAATCCGCTCGACCCGTTCGCCGGCGCAATTGAGATGGGCAACCGTTTCATTCCGACCATCACGTCATACATCGATGAATCAGGCCGGGCGGCACTGGTAGAGCTTGACCAGCAGGACGCGGATGATTGGCTGGTCAAAGCTCCGCATGTCATTGATGCGGCACGAACGGCAGCCCTGAAACTCTGCCAAGAAACGACAAACCAGTTTATTTTCGATCTCAATACGACACTTGACGGGATTCGTGAGGATATTGCCGAATCGATCAGAACCGGCGAAACGCTTGGCGATACGGTTGACCGGGTATCTCGCTGGGTGGATGAAAACTCTCGCTGGCGTGCCCGTCGCATCGCTGTCACTGAATCAGCACGAGCCTACAACCAAGGCCGATATGAGGCCACAAGGGGCCTGGATTTTGTCGCCGGTTATGAGTTGGTTCTATCGTCCGACGCCTGCCCACTCTGCCATGCGATCAAACGCCAATGCCCCGTGATTCCCAAAGATGGCACATTCGGCCAAAACGGCAAAAATGAAACCTATAAAAATCTGAAATTCCCGCCATTTCATCCCGGTTGCCGCTGTACAACCGTTGTCGTCTTCGATGATGAAGTGCCAAAGGAATGGCCACGGCCCGTCAAGCCTGCTGATAACGGCTACATCCTGCCAAGTGATGCTGACTTTGCTAACGCCATTGAAGGCGGTTATGAGTCAGTCGCCATCGGCAACGCTAAATCAATCAACGCCTTTATTTTGACTGAATAACAGGGCCTGACAAATGGAAAAACTCGTGAAGGCAGTCGAAACGACTGTCAATGGCGGCGGTGCAGGCTCGTTCAAGGGCTATGCCGCCCGCTTTCTCAACATTGACCGGCAGGGCGACATCATTCTGCCCGGTGCCTTCTCAGGTGCCATCCAAACATTTATGGACGATGGCGGCATGGTGCTTGCCGACCACGAAAACAAGACATCTGCCGTAATTGGAACATTGATTGACGCTCACGAAGATCGAAGCGGCCTGATGGTTGACGTCGCATTATCTGCCACGAAATCCGGTCAGGAAGTCAGACAGTTATTAAAAGAGAAGGCATTGCGAAAGATGTCGATTAGTTTTTACGCCAAACGTCCGACACGCATCCCAGATTCAGCCATCCGCGAACTCTGGCAAAAGTACGATTTCAAGCCAAGCGAAGCCCAGAAGCAACTTGCAAAGTCAGGTGCAAACCTGATTTCCGAGGTGGCAGAGGTCTTGGAAGTCTCCATCGTGCCGATCCCCGCCAACCCCGGCGCGGAAGTGATTGCAGTCAAGTCTCATGACGACTGTGATACACCGGCATTACCACCCACTGGCTTCGTGCAAGTGGCCGGTCAGTTGCTCGATTTCACCGCTTTAGTCAAGCGATGCGAGCTTGCTGATCGTGTCATTTCTGATTTTCAATCGCCAAACCGGCGAAATAAGTAAGGAGGCCATAACATGGCTTTGACAGAAACGCGCACGGCTTCGGCGATTGCTGAAGACCGTCTTCGCTTGGCTGCGCAGGTTCAGGGCCTGCGTGATGAACTGGTTTCAGCCCCTGACGAAGTTCGGGCAGAGAAGTCTGCCGACTTGTCGAGCCTGATGGACCAGCTTGAACGCTGCGATAGTGAATATCAGTTGGCCGCATCGCTTGAGCGTGCCAATCAGATGATCGAAAAGATGGCACGTCAGCCGAACAGGCCCGAACCGACCGTTTACGGGTCAAACGTCCAGTATCAACCGGCCCGCGTCTCATACGATGGCCGCGTGCTGGATAATGGCGGGCTTGCTGATCCGTCTGATAAGTCGGCACTTGCCAGCCCTGAATATCATCAGGCTTTCAAGGCACTGATTCAGGCACGCGGTCGCATTGAACTGGTCAAGAGTTCAAGCCTGCGGAATATGCTGGAAGTGTACGGCAAGGGCGGCGACTTCGGTTTGCCCTCAAACGAGTTTTATATGCCCTTCAGTAAGGATATGACACTCGGCACCACCACCAACGGCACGAACACCGTTACGCCTGATTTCCGCTTTGACGTGGTTGTCGGGCGAACTGTTGCCCCTGTAATGACACGCATCTGCCGCGTGATCAATACAAATGTCAATCAGGTGACGTTCCCACGCGATAGCAACACCAACAACATCACCACCGCGCCGCAGTATGGTACGACATTCCGCCCGTTCATGGGTGAGACGGTCAATACCACGCTGTCGAAGATTGATACCGGCCCGTTCACTCAGTTGACGATTCCGGTTAACACCGGCACGATGTTCACCGATGTTTCGGCTGATTTCTTCGCCGATGTCGCTGGCATCAGTAACTACATCCAGACAGAGGCCTCAAAGGCTTTTGCTGCTGTGGTTGACAACCAGGTCATTAACGGCGTGACCGCATCGACCGAGGCCGAAGGTGTTATCTCCAACAGTTCAGTTGGCATCACCAAGACCGGCAGCAATAACACGCTGGTCGCTTCTAAGGTGATCGACGGCTTCTACGCTTTGGCCGATCAGTACGCGACCAACCTTTCATGGGTGATGCGTCGTGCGACTCATGGCAAGCTGGTTGCCCTGAATGACAGCACCAACAGAAGCCTGTTCTTAGGCTCTGCTGACTCTGGTTACACTCAGGGTATCACCCCGGCATTGATGGGGCAGCCGATCTATTTCAACGGCTTCGTGCCTGCATCGGGTGCATCGACACCGAAGTCGATTGTCTTAGGTGATTTTAACGAGTACATCCTGCTCTTGCGGCAGGGCTTCACCGTCGCGATTGATGAGGTTTCATTGGCCTATGCGAACCGTGTCCGTATTGCGGTGAAATACCGCTTTGGCGGTGCTGTGAGAGACACACGGGCCTTCCAGATTATTCAGGAACTTGTGTAAGTTTTGAGGGCGTGCCCCTCGCCGTTCCCGGTTGTCAGATGCTTCGGCAGCCGGGGGCGGTTTTTACCTTACTTTACTTATTCACCTGAAATAAGACTACTGCACAATGCCTGCATATATAACACAAAACGAAGCGGCCCTATTTGCTGAAACGCTTGGCAGTGTATCGGCCATGCGTGCCACCGTGCTATTAACTGCCGCATCAACTATGCTCGACCAGTTTACAGGGCGGACTTTTACAGGTGCCGAACTAACGGACAGCGTGAAAGCTGGCATCGCGATGTGTGCCGAATGGATGGCGACATCAAACCCGGCAGGCGGCACGATCATCAAAGAAAAGATCGGCGACTACGACGCCAGTTATGCCACGCCTGAAGCTGGTTCAATTCCGGTTGCAATTCAGATGTTGTGGGCACCTTATAAGATTGTGGCAGTAGGATGATTAAAGCCTCTTTCACGCTCAACTGGTCGGGCGGTGAATACTCCGTTCGACTGCATCGTGAACTTGTCAGGGCTGTGGGCAAATCTGCCCTGCTGGTCGAGCGATCTGCAAAAAAGATGCTTGCCAATAGCGGCAAGAGCATGACCGCAA